CTTTAGAAGTGGCTTACCCGCATTCGGATTAAGAAACCAATCGGCAGAATAGCCAACTTCGATCAAACCGAAGCGGAAGAAAGAGTCCTTGTAAGCTTGCTCCATTTCTTCCGCAAAGTTGATGTTCTCATTCTGGATGATAGTATTAAGTGTAGACTCTTTGATATTTGCAGATGCGGCGGCACTCTCTAAATCCCACTCTTCAGCGCTCGGTATAGAATAAATCAGATACTTCGGGAAAGAGGGTAGAAACTCTGCAAGCTTGAACTGCACGGTAGAGGAAATCTTGTTGAAGACATAGGGATTCCATCCGAGTTCTTTCTGACTCTTCCATTGGATACCTTCGTAATACTTCTCAAGAACTTTACACTTGAAAAGCTTTTCCCAGGACTGGTAGTAAAGCTCCGAACTTTTAATTCGGTCGCTCCAGATGTTATCCTGGACTAGTTGTTTCTGGTTTTTCTCCACTTTCCTCTTTATCCCACATTAAACGAATTGTATGGCTAAAACTGTCCCACGAAACTCCCATCCGCCGCGCGGTTCGGATTGCCAGAGTGAGACAAACCCCCAGAACTTCAGAAGTTTTAAAACCTGTACAGACTTCTTGTATTTTATCGCCTAAAAGGCGAATCCGCCGTTCTGTTTCCGGAAAGAGTATCATGCACTCATAGCCTCAAGTTGCTGATCCCGTCGTTTCTTCATCATCTGGAACCATTTAAAGGAATTTCGAGAGATCGGCCTTTGAATCCCTGTTTTTCCACTTCCGTGCATCGCGATAAAGTACCGGACTGGATCATAAGCATGGTCTGTAATTCCGTCTTCACGTTCATCGCAGTATTCTGATCTTCCATCGACGTATCCTACAAGTTTACGTCTTTGAGACTGGACTTGCTTAACCGATTGGTAAGCTCCGTGAGGATAATCCGGAGTTCTCGTAATGAAATAGAGACCAGGTGCAGTTTCTTGTGATGTAACAGGATGTTTCGTTCTGTTAGAGTGACGTAATAGTTCGTTAATTCGATTACGTGTTGCATATTCGTTATTGTCTGCCGCCAGCCAGAACAAAGGAGGTTCGGGAATGTCCTTTGTCAGATATTCGTCTGCAACTGACCAAAAACCACCTGTTCTTTGGGACTCCTTTTTGAAAATCTGTGGATCTGCGTAGTTTGCAGTGTACCTTTCATTTCCAGAAAGCTCAACAATGTTCTTTCTGTGGTGTGAAATTACCTCGTTACCAAGATAATATTCTCGATAACAAATAAAAACACCACCAAGAGCTGCAAACCAAAGACAGCAAGTTGGAGCGGACTCTCCATGATCCATCGATCTAAAAAGATTACCTTTTGTCTGTATTCGATGGAGTAAATCGTCGCTCGGCTCAAGAAGAGAATCGGCTGAAATTCTGTGGATTTGGGCATCTGAGAGCCCCCACATGCCTTTAACATATTTTTCTACCCACTCTTCCCCACGCCCAAGCGCTTTTTCATATGACTCTTCAGAACCTAAAGTTGAGTCCCACTGGCCCTCTACGAAAAAATTGGAAAATTCTCGCTCCAGGCTATCTGGGTGATACTTTCTAAAAATGTAATGGTATTGGGTATCTGGATTACACAAAAGCATGATGTAAGAGGGAGCAAGAAGCTTTCCCTGCTTAGATCTTGGCCATTTTGGATTAGCTTGCAAGAGATAGTCGGGTATTTCTGCACCATCCCAGCGGCCAATTCTAGCATCAAGTACATCGTAAACTTTCTCTTCTGTTTCTTCCGCCTGGTCCACCAAAACTGAGTTGATTTCTAGCCCTCGAAGAGACGATTCATCCACTTTATCGAGATGCATCCAGTTTATCTGGCTTCCATTCTTCAAAACTGTCAGTCCATCCTGTTCATTGTGTCGTTCGATAAGATCGTGAGGACATATTTTAAAGAATGTCTGCATTGTCGTGCGTTTAAGGTCAGCTAAAACTTGACGAGCGATTGCAACCCTATATTTAGGGAACGTTGTGAGAAGAGTAAATACCTTAAGGCATCCGACGTACGTCTTTCCGTTGTTAAATCCTCCACTGAAGCATTGGTTTCGCTGCGTTGCATAGAAGAATTGCCTCTGCTGAGGATTCGCAAATTTGATTTGTAGGTCCATTCTACTTAGCGACCGTCGTGTCCAATTATCCAAGCTTCCATTTGGAGATTAGTTACATTTGCTCCCCAAGTAAGAGACATCGAATTACCAACTGTCCCTTTAATAGAGAGGTCACAGATTTGAATGGGACCAATAGTTCCTGTTGCTGCTGGAATTGTAATCACCCAAGCGGCTAAAACGGTAGTCCCATCAGAAAGTAAAACATTTGTAGAAGTCAGCGCAGGCGCAATTACTGAATTTGCTGAAAATCCAATACAGTCTGCTACATGATAAGAAACTGTGCTTGCCGCCTGGACTGCTGAAGCTGCGGTTCCTGGGGCCGGAGCAGAAGTCACAGACCAACGAAGTTGTCCCCAGCAAATTCCACTACAAAAGGCTAAAGCTAAAATTAATCGTTTCATTTCAGTTTTCCCTAAGATACAGAAAGACCCTCCATCGTCAGCCGTGAAAATAGAGGGTCTCTCACCTTTTCTAATCTGAACCCGAAACAAATTAGAAGAGGGACTTGTTTAACTAGCAACCGGGCCAGTTAAAATCCAAAAAACTTCAGCACCAAAAGGTGTGTTGTTTACGATCTTTGTGAAAGTTCCACGTACATCGGTGTAAGTGCTGAAAGGAGAAACTGAAGAGTTGTCAGTTCCAGGATTGCTCATATAAGCAGGATAAGCTTTCTGCTGATATGTGTAATTGAAACCGTAGGCTGCTCCCACAAGGTCAGTAGTTGGAAGCGGTGCGGGTGGTACAGTAAAAGACGGATAGTCAGCGGGATTCAAACTTACCGAAATTGCACCGTTGGGGGCAGCAGTTGGATTATAAGTAACAAATCCGGGAAGTGAAAGTCCAGGTGCAATCGTAACCGGGGGCATTTCAGCATTCGGATACCAGACATAACCGTCAGCAAGTCTGCGAATCATACAAAGATACGCATCCCAACCGATTACCATAATCTCATTGTCTACAACGTAGTCTTGAGCAATAAGAGCCAAAGCTTCAGTTGGCGAGAATGGGGCATACCGGGAAGCTTGTAAAGGTGTGGGTTGTGCCGCCCAGTAAAAATTGTTAAAATCCGTCTGGGAGGGAAGTGTAGTCGGAATCGGAGTTGTAGCAAGAATACAAACGTCTGTAGTTTTTAGTGTAATCAATGAGTTACCTTCTTTGCTGTGTTCACTACTACTTTCTTTACTTTCTTTGTGACCTTTACCATTTTAGAGACTGTCTGTTTAATCTCAAGGGTGTTAATGGTAATAGTTGTTACTGCCGCCACGGTTGTCACATTGACCCGGGCGGAGAGAGGAAGGGCTAAGACAATTAGTAGACAAAGTCTCAACCCTTAACCCTCTTCAACCGGGAGTTAGCATGTTTCGCCCCGGCTGAAGCGTGACGGGTTCGAGAAGCAAGAATAGCACCCGCCATTTTCTTTGAATACCCTTCGTGTTCAATCCTCTTCTGAACACTAGCAAATCCCGGATGTGCTTTTGCCATTTTTCTCTCCTATGGAACTTTGATAATATTAAAAGGAATCATCCTTAAGCTTCGCAGTTACTGCATTCGTGGAAGCTATTTGTTTAAGGATCTCCTGTTGATTTGCTAGAATCTGATTTAAAGCTGCTTGAATCGTGTACTGTGCCGCTAAAATCTGATCGGATTTGGATTCAAAGAGCGGCATCGCTTAGTGAGAGATCAAAAGACTCAGAAAGAAAAAGAAAAACCCGAGAGCCATAAGATTAAACTTGTTTGGCTCTGCTACAAAAAGACCAATTCCTGCCGCCCCGAGTTCACAAACTAGAGCAACTATAATCAAGATCGTTCTTGGGTCCATTGTTTTCTCCTTTGCTAATGTGCCGCCCAGTAGACAATGTAAACTGTGTCTGCCGCTGTGATAAGTTGATTTGTTGGTAGAATGAAAGACAAACTTTGTTGAATGTTAGTAACCGGGTGAGTAAAGCTGTTACCATACTGAGAACTGGAGAAGATTATCAATCCACCCAATGTTGAAAGTGGGGGCGCTGAAAGGGCTGGAACGGCAGGAAGAGTAGAAAGTAGAAACTGGGCCACGTGCATAACGGGAGCGGCAACTAAAAGGTAAACTGAAGTTGCTAAATCTTGCCCCCATGCAGGTAATACAAGCACCAAAGCTAGGAATAATTTCAACATTCGTGTAAGTACTTGTCAATCTCTCGGCTTACTCTAATGTTCTCTTTCACCGTTTTTCGGATTACTTTTTGAATGGCTGTATAAATCCCGGAGCGGAGAAAACTCTTCCTCCACCGCTGACAATTCAAACACGGACAAAGAATCTTCTCTTTAATTTTACCACGATTTGAGATCTTGTGATCTTTGATAGCAAATTTAGCAAGCTTTAAATCAAGCTGTGGTCGTGCCGGCATTAGTCCTCTTCTACGTAGTTCTTCTTTTCCTTACCCTTTTTCGTTTTCATCTTCGGTTCTTTGTACTTCTTGTAAGCATCTTCGGGTTTTTCATCTTCGAAGTTCATCTCTCGATCGTCGGTATCTTCACCGGAATCGGGAGTTCCTTTAATTTCTTTTGGGCCGCCTTTGGAACCTTTGGAACCAGTTCCCTCTTTCTTTTCCCAACTCTTCTGGCTTTTGTTCTCGTCAAGATCCCCTTCGGTTGTGGCACCTTTTTTCTTTGTGTCGGTAGCTTTTTTAAAGCCTTTGACTTTAGCGTGCTTCATGACGGCATGCATTACAGCAGACTGGATAGATTTGGTCATTGGACTAGTCCTCAACTACACCCGAGTGGCAATCGTTTATACAACGAGTCAACTTGTGGACACTACTATGAGTGTGGCGTTCTTCTTCGTCAGCTTTAGCCCAGTTGTCTTGTTTACCCTTTTCCTCGTGAGCTTTCCGCATAATGGAATGTACAAAGGTTCCATCCGCTAAAGCTTCAACATGGTGATTTGTAACACCACCTTGTCCTTTATCTGTCAACTTCTTCAAAGCACTGTGAACTGCTGTATGTACGCTCATGGATTTCCTTTAAGGAACTAAACCTGGAACTTGTCCCGTGGGCAGCGGTGGAGTTTTGATTGTAGACTTTAAACCACGTTTGCGAATAGGGGACT